CGGTGATATTTCTTCTTCCATCTGTGTTATTTTATCACCATATAAATCTTCTCGAATATTCATATTTGTCATATCAGAAAAATATGGTTGAGTAGTCATCCATCCAAATATTACAAGACACATTGCTAAGTCGTCATTGTGTCCGTCATCTGCTTCATATGATTGTTTTTTTGCAACAAAAGATGTGAGTTCATTTACTGCATTGAAATCCTCTACAATGAGTTTATCTTCCTCTACAAGACCCTTTAATATAGAACAACCTATTCGTTTAGTTGCAACCGTAGTACGAACACCCAATTGACTTGCACCATAAGAACCAAACCCACCGTTCATTATTTGACCCTTCCGCCCTTTGGTTGTACACATCAACATATTGTCATATTCTAAATCACCGTAGAGAATATCTGCTACCTGACCACCGATGTCGTTGATTTCTACAAGAGTGTATGCATCATTATATTGTTTTCCCAATGCATTTATGACATTAGGATATACCATCGGTGCAATGGTGTTGTTTCTGTATGTCGCAACTACTCTATACGGCATTTCTGTCATATCAATAATCACAAATGCACTGTAGTCTTTTCCTTGACCTCGTGCAGTATCCACGCACATACAATATGTATTGTCTTTATTTGGTTTTTCGTAGATACATAATCCTTCATCGTTTTTGATGATGGGAGTTTTGTATGCAAGACATTTGAGTTTATGAGAAGATATTAGAGTAGATGCTGAACCAACAAAATCTGTTTCAAATTCAGTGGCGAATTGTTCCAGACTCGTATTTGCAATTGTTTGTCGTTTCCATTCTTCATCACGGCCGGGAACTTGACTCCAATGAACTTCAATGGGAACATATTCGTTTCTGCCTTCTATTGCATCAGTCCAAAATCTGTAAAACATATTCAACCCCTTTGGAGTTGAAACCATAATTACTTTGGTAGATTTACCCGATGCAATTGTTGGGTATACTGAACTAAAGAATTCCTCTGCAACATTCGCAGGAACATAGGCAAATTCATCAAGTAAAATTGCGTTAAAACTTCCACCACGAATTGCACTAGAGGATGTAGAAGATGCAACAATCTTTGAACCGTTTTCTAATTCTATCGAACCTTTGTTCCATTCTACAATTCCTTGCTGTAACCACTTCGGGAGATATTCATATGCGAGTTGCAATCTGTGCAGTAACTCTCTTGCAGTGGATAGTTTGTTTGCAAGAATCGCCACACTCATATCCTGACTGAACAGAACATAGTGTAATAGATATGCAACTACTGTTGTAGATTTACCTGTCTGTCGTGGGAACTTACTGATTGTAAAACGATTGTCGTGAATCTTCTGAATCATATCTTCTTGAAAATCCCACAACCCAAACGGAATAAGTCCCTCGTCAAGAGAAACAATCTTGACATATTTCTTGATGAAATATATCGGGTCTTCTTGACACTTCATATATTCCTTCACCTGTGCCTTTGTGAATTTTACAGGAACGCCGGGCGCTTTGAGATTTGGATTTCCGAGATACTTTTCAGATTTATTCTTTGCTGTCATTTTCCTTCACTACCTCACCGTCAATAATATCATCTTCGTTTATCGCAATCCTTCGTGATGCACTTCTGGATTGATTCACCAAATCTTGTAGTTCCTTTGTAGAACCAACATAGATTGAATTATTTGTCACTCCTGCTTGTTGTGCAGTTTCCAAGGTATCTACTCGTAAATCTTTGAACTTCTTATGCAAGTCAATCAAATCTTTATTAGCCGATGCAACCGTATTTATCAACTGAGATACAACCTCATATGCACGAGGTGCTTCACCCTCATCAGCGACATTCAGAATACCTTCAATAGCAGATTGACCAGTTGCAATAATTTCTTTTAGATTGTTTCGTACCAAAGTGTAATCAGATTTCTGGTCGGTGTCCAACTGCAATTCTTTGTTTACGACAATCTCTGTTGCTTTTGGTTTATCTAATTCTTTATTATTGTTGTCGTCATTGTCAAAATTAAGATTGAGGGCTTCAGAGATTTTCTCATCAACACTCTTTTTCATATCACTCATATATTATCTCCACCTTCATCAATTGCACCACCACTTGGTCCACCATATACACGAGTATCTGTTGTATAATCTGTAAAGTCATCAATACCCGATGAACCACCAGACGGTCCTGTGACACCACCAGTTAGTTTGGATAACGCACCAGTTGGCCCATATATTTCACCACCAATAAGTTCATCCAAGTTCCATATTCTATTTGTAGTTGTTTGGATGATTTTGCTTTCTTTGATTGGGCCGTAGATGTGTGCTTTTGCTGTAAAGTCCATATCAAAAGAAATCAAACGGCGAGAATCAAAGTCACCTTCGTATTCTTCATTCAACGATACACCACTCAACACAACAGGAATATCTACTTTCTGGTTGATATCGTTGAAGTTAATTGTAATCGTAAACTCTGGAGTGAAATACGGAAGAATTTGTTCCATAATGCACAGACCATCTTCCATAAACTTTACCATCGCACTCAATTTAAAATTAAAATTGTATGGGACTTCGGAATAGTTGTTATACATTTTTCCAGAATCGGTATGTGTAATGAATCTGCGTTGAAGTGTATTTTTCTTTCGTGCAGAATCATATTCAATCCCTGTCATATTAAATGCAAGACGAGGCAAAGTAATCGCAACATCTGTTGAATCGTCTAAGATTGAAGTGTTTTCGTTTAATCTGCGGATATACTTTTGTTTCGGGCCATATCCAAGAGGAACACGAATATGTTTCTCTGTAGTTCCATCAGAATTCAGACGAACAACATAGATATCATTGAATAACGATGCGAACGCAACGGTAATCTTTCGTACTGCTTGATTGTAGAAAATATCAAACATTAATATTGTCCCCCGCCTTCACTGAATGGGTCTTGGTCGGTAAAATCGAAAATGTCATCGGCTTCAATCTGGAAATCTCTGTTATCTGCAAATGGGTCGTTCGTAACATCGGTTATAATAGCAGGCGACGCCGTGCTTCCTGATGTGTAGTAGACCAACGAATCTTGACCTGTAAGTCCCGCAGATAAATCTAATGAACCAGATACTCCTGCAATCTGTAGTGTCTTTGTTCCACTCGTCCACCGTATTACATTCGCATTGAATGTTGATGTTGCATATGATACACCCTGATATACTTTTTCTCCTGTGAGATAGTCACCAGAACCTGTAGACATTATAACATTCATTGCTAGGTCTACTCTGTCTGTTTCTGCTTTATCTATGTCTGTCCAACCAGTGTCGATATCTTCCTGACTGTATTGGAATAGTTCACAGGATAAAGAATATGTGTATAGTTTGTTTAATTGATAGAATGGGTTTTCGTGTTCTACGAATTTAATCTCAAACAATCCTCTGGTCAATGGGAAGTAAATCAAATCACCTTCTCGTGGATATAGAACCGAAACTGTATTTTCAATTGCGGTGACTTCTCGCTCAAATCGTTTCTTTGATACAATAAGTTTTACTGAATCACGAATCTCCAGACCAAACTGCGAAATAAATGAACCGTCACCTTCAAACCCATCAATTGATTCGATATACATTTCTAATTCTACACCAGTATTGAATGCAGATTGAACATCCTCACCATATAACTCATCTTCTTTGACGAGTGTACGAGGCATATATACAAAATCTTGACCGTGAATTTTGATTGCTTCAATGGTCAGGTCTTCTATAATCCTTTGTTCGCCCTTCTGGGGTCTAAAGTGTGAATTGGTTGCCATTGATTGTTATCCTACTGAAAAATCTGGTGGTAATTCGTACTTGTCCTGTACTTCTTCTTCTATCTTATCTATTGCTTCTCGTGCTTCGTCAAGAATTCGTTGTCCATTAAACTGAACACCACCAGGCAATTGAATTCCTTCAAATTTTGAAAGATTGTTTCCCCATTGTCGTTTCACAAGAGCAACAAAGTATTTCTTGAGAAGTCGGTCGTTGTAAATTTCTGGATATGTTTCTGGGTCGAGAAGTCGGTATACTTCCATCACAAGGTAGTCCCCAACATTCAATTCATCACTCCAGTTAAAATCACCATACATTTTATTCGTTACTTTACTGAATCTAATATTCTTCTCTGGGTTTAGAATGTCCTGAAGCATTTCAAGATTTGATTTTGTAATAGAGTAATTCGCAAGTGAGCCGGGCGTAAACGAACCAAAGAAATCGTTGAGTGCCATTTGGTATTGCACATCAAACATATTAATTGTACTTGTAGAAATATTGAACAACCGATTTACTGTAATGATATTAGAATCAATTGCATCCATATCTAGATAGTTATTATCAATGTCTTCTTGTGTAATCAGGTGCTTTGGGTATGCAAGTTCTACACCATCAAAATGATACTCTGCAAAGAATTGTAAAGCATCGTCAAGACAATCTTCGATTTGCGAATCATCAACATTGACATCGATTACAGGCGCACCAAGTTGTCTTAGTGAATAATCTTTGAGTTGTTGTCTAGTTTGGGGTTTAGGCATTATTATGGATTCCGAGTATTAAACAGTGTTCTGAGTTTGTGTACCGAGTCAAGTAGTCCTGCTGTATTTCCTCTATATATCTCAAAAATTGCCCTTTCTTCTGCATCGTGTACATCATCTGCTGTCAACCAATTATAGTAGAGTGTATTAAATTCTGAAACTGAAGTGTCTGGAGTCCCACCAGACACTGCATCAATACTCGCTGTGTTTCCATCACTATCATATACATCAACTGTGTGTATATAGTTTCCGTGTGTGTTTCCGAATATCTGATGATTAGTTGTAATGAGGTTGTATGTATTTTCCATATTTGTAGAGGTGGAAGTCAAGTCCAATGTTTCACCTGAAGAACTATATTCAATTTGTGTATAATCTGGTGCAGTGAGTCCTGCAACTTCAAAATCGATACAAGCACGTTTGAACATACTTGGAAGAATGATTTGACGAATAGAATACACATCACAAGAAATTCCTGCGGTGTCACCTTCAGCATATAATCTTCCTATGCCATTTGTAGAACCAGTTCCACCAGTAAAGTCTGTTTTTGACATCCCAGCAGTTCCAGTGTCTGTCAGGGTAATTGTGGTGTTACCATCCGAACCATTTACCGCTTGGGTTATGGTTACAACTGCCCCATCTACAGTAGCAGTAAATCTTGTTCCTGCTGGACCCGATGAAGTATTGATTACATTCATCAAATTAGTGGCTGTAGCATCGTTAGATGTTGTAGATTCCCAAGTACCCAACACCGAACTTTGGTCACCATTAACAAAATCGTGGGTAGTGCCGTCAGTAGCAATCAGATTTACCGTATCGGTACTATTGAGTTCAGTGAAGTCTGTAATAGTTACAGTACCCGAAGCAGGGATAACATCCACATTAACGCCGGGACCAGTTGGACCCGATGTACCACCAGTTGGTCCGACATCTTTAATTCCAATAATATATCCACTAGTATAACCATCCCAAATTTTAAATCCGTGGTCATCGGTATGCTCACAAAGAGTAACAACCGCATCCATTGTATAACTTCCAAGTATTTGTTCTACTGCGTAGTTTGGTTCAAATGCACCTCCCACATCTTGAACGAATAAAAGATATTCTGTATGATAATCAAGGGCACTTAAAGTAGTCACAGTTCCGTTGTAGGATTGCATTATTCCACCATTAATAAATTTATCGTCTAAATCAACACGATAATCACCACTATATCCATCTATATCCGTTTTAATAATGTCTGAAATTGTTGGTGATGTAGATAGAGTTTCTTCTATCCTTCCATATCTGTTTATTATTGTATATTTTGTAGTCATTGTAATTTATTTATATTTTACCTTTTTAATTTGAACTAGTGCCAATAATAGTAATCACCAAACATTTGAGTGGCATCAACACCCATCCCATTGGCTTTGGGAAGGTCCCCATATACTTTAACATCATTCGTGTTATTTCCAAAAGTTACTTTGAATGTATATTCACGACTGCCGTTTGCCCCCTCCCCCCCCGATATCGGACCGATATTGAACGAGGCCTCATTTGAAGATATAACATCATTACCTTGCATAATACCCCACACCACATCACCTGATGGATGGTTATAATAGTCAACCGAAATCTTATTATGAAGTGTAATATAATGTGTACTGTTCGGTTCAAACCACGAAGGAATATTAAGAGCGTATTCGGTGTCGCCATCGCTACTCATCTGCCAACCATCAACCCAGTATGTATTAGCACCACCAGCCCCACCTTCTTCTGAATCTGACGATGCTTTTGGTTCTCTTAGTTGTCCCCATACCTGAATTCTTCCAAATTTACATAATCTGAATGCGTGATTGCCTGTTCCCTCTAATCTCATCGCATACAGTGTAGGCCGAGGCTCACCTGACTGAGTTTGCTGGAATTTCGACCAAACGGGTCCGTATACCCCTGTATTATCAAAGTGGTCGAACATCTCACCACTCCAATGATTTTCCACATAGAACTCTGGGTACATAAATTCTGTGTGGTCGGCGGTATAAGAGTACCCACCAATCCCTCTAATTTTAACAAGGTTATTGCAACCCTGCACTTTAATACTGTTTGCCCAAGATGCACCTGAATAAATCTGCACATCATTATCCTTCCAACCACTAACGGAAGTACCAGTTTTAACTTTGTATTGAAGATTCCAACTCACAGGACCCGCAGGACCGTAGCCATTCCAACCATCGTGTGCCATCACTTGGTTATGAATTTGAATATCAAAATCTACGAAATCTTCCCATTGCCAATCATTATCATCTACAGGAAGGGAAAATTCTACTTCTGCACAAGAAGGTATATTTTCTTCATCGTACAACAAAACTCTAGAGGGACCGTGTCCATCTCCACCTC